AAAAATTCATGGTGACTAGCACACCGACCAATCTTACAATAACTATAACAATGTCATCAAATGAGTCTGGATCTGGAGCTACAACGTCTGGAGGTATTAGAGTTCAAATTTATTATCCAGTAGGACCAGCAGAACAATTACCTGGCTTTGGTTGGGGATTAGGGCAATGGAGTGGTACTGTGGCCAACCCACAAACAACAACATTAAACGGAGCAATTAACGCATCAACGACAACTATTGTTTTAACGAGCTCAACAAACTTTCCATCGACAGGAACAAATCATATTTTAATAGGAACAGAAGAAATATCTTATACAGGTATATCTGGAAACACGTTAACAGGAGTAACTAGGGGAGTTAGAAATACTACAGCAGCTACTCACTCGGACGGAGCAACAATAACCAACACTTCTGACTATGTAGCGTGGGGCGAGGCTGCATCTGGAGATTTAACAATTGATCCAGGTCTTTGGTCTATTGATAACTTTGGTAGTAAAATTATTGCTTTAATACATAACGCAGAAGTTTTTGAATGGAATGCAGATGCATCAAACGCTACTGCAACTAGAGCTACAATTATATCAGGCGCACCAACTGCGTCTAGAGATATGCTTGTATCTACACCTGATAGACACTTAGTATTTTTTGGAACAGAAACTACGATTGGTACAAAGACCACACAGGATCAAATGTTTATTAGATTCTCTGATCAAGAGAATATTAACTCTTACACACCTACAGCAACTAACACAGCTGGTACACAGAGACTTGCAGATGGTTCAAGAATTATGGGAGCAGTCAGAGGTCGAGATGCAATTTATGTTTGGACCGATACAGCTCTGTTTACACAAAGATTTATTGGACCACCATTTACATTTGGTTTTGCACAAGTAGGAACGAACTGTGGTTTAATTGGACAGAATGCAGCGATTGAAGTAGACGGCGCTGCTTACTGGTTCTCAGAAAATGGTTTCTTCAAATATGCTGGTGCACTTCAATCACTACCATGTTTAGTAGAAGATTTTGTTTTTGATGATTTAAACACAACAGCCAATCAGCTTATAAACGCTGGATTAAATAATCTATTTGGTGAAATTAATTGGTTTTATTCTTCCTCAGGATCAACCGTTATAGATAGAGTTGTAACTTACAATTATTTTGAATCAACGCCAGAAAGACCAATATGGACGACAGGCACGTTAGATAGAACAACATGGCAAGACTCCGCTGTTTTTGGAAAACCGCACGCTACAGATTATGATGCTGGCTCAGACAATTCTTATGATGTAGTTGGTAATACAGATGGTTGCACTATTTATTATGAGCATGAAACTGGCACAGATCAAGTTACATCTACAGCAACAACAGCTATAACTTCTAATATACAATCAGGAGACTTTGATATTTCTCAAGGTGGTGATGGTGAGTTCTTTGCAAAAATTAGAAGATTTATACCTGACTTTTTATCACAAACAGGAAATACACAAATTACATTAAATTTAAGAAACTTTCCAAATAACACCGAAGCAAGTTCCCCTCTTGGTCCTTTTACAATTACATCATCAACAGAGAAAGTTGATACAAGAGCTAGGGCTAGAGCAGTGTCTTTAAAAGTTGCAAACACAGCTTCATCACAGAGTTGGAAACTTGGTGGATTTAGGTTAGATATACAACCAGACGGAAGAAGATAATGGCAAAGATAGTACAAGTACTAACAAGACCTAGTAGAGAATATAGACAAGATGTAGCTGATGCACAGGTTAGAGACTTAGATGCCATCATACAAAAATTAAATACAACATTTCAACAAGAATTAAAGGATGAGGTAGAAGCTGAAAACTTCTTTTTAAATTAATGTCAAATAGTTTCGTAAACGCAAAAGTAGATTTAACATCAACAGACAACACAACGTTGTATACAACACCAACGGCAAACGTTTCTTTGGTTAAATCTTTGTTAGTATCTAATGATGCTGGGTCTTCATGTAATATAACTATTACATTAACCGATGCTTCCGGCAACGTGTTTAGTTTGTTTAAAACAAAAGCAGTAGATACCAACACAACAGTAGAACTTTTAACTCACCCCCTTGTAGTGGAGGAAAGTGAGATACTAAAGGTACAAGCTAGCGACGCGAATGAGCTGCACGTCATAGCTTCTATATTACAAATACAGCCAAGAGAGGTAACAACATAATGAAAGAACTAAGACCAGAGAAAATTATAGAAACAATATCTAACAAAAAGACTGGAGAAAAGTACGAAAATGAACAGGATTGGAAAACAAAAGGAGTGTCTCCAGAGGACATTAGGAGAGATGTTACGGTGATAATGCCTGCCCTTGATTTATTTCCAAAAACCAAGTAGATTAATAAACTCAGGATTTATACGCCTGCCTATAACAATTTAATTAAATTATGCCAATAACAAGAGGACAGATGAAAAGACAATTATACATGGGTGGCGGTATTATGAACGCTGTACCTAGAGAACAATATGGTTTGGGAAGTATTTTTAAAGGCGCTAAGAAAGCTGTAAAAGGTGCAACCAAAGCAGTTAAAAAAATTGCATCATCTGATATTGGTAAAACTGCATTATTAGCTGCAGCTGCATTTGGTATACCAGGAACAAGTATAGGTGGTCTATTCGGAAGAGCTGGTTTTGGTGGAGCAGCAACAGGTTTATTTGGACAACAAGGGATAGGTCCTACTTTAGCAGCTGGTAAAGCTAAATTTTTTCCTAGCAGTTTAGTTGATGCAGACGATGTTGTATTAGCTAGTCAAAAAGCACTTGGAAAAGTTGCAACAGAAGGTGGTATTAAATCAGCGTTATTAAAAGGCGGTGCATTAGCAGGACTATCTGCTTTTCTAACATCTCAATATGGTTTTACAGAAGAACAAGCAGAAGAAGAATTAAATGATCCAGAAAAATTACAATCTTATTTAAGAGTATATTATACAAATTTAAATCCAAACGCAGGATCCGAAGAGATAGAAGAGTTTGTGAGAGTAAACTCAGCTACAGGTGGTAGAATAGGTTTCGCTAATGGTCCAGTATTACCACCAGATCCAACACAACCTGTAAATCCTTTTGGACCAAAACCACCTGCAGACGCACCAGTATTACCAGATAGAAGAATGGCATCTAATGTAGAGAACCAAGAAATTTTAGAAGCTCTTTTTGAAAAGTATTTAGATATGGGCTTATCTCCAAAAGAAGCAGCTGATAAAGCAAGAGAAGAGTTTGATAAGATGAGTATGATGACATTAGAAAACAGAGGTCTAGCAGCTTTAGGTGGTAGAATTAAATTTGCAGAGGGTACTGATGAAAATATTCCTAATAATCCAATGGTAAGAGACATGGCTTCTTTTGCAAAACCTGAAGATTTTCTTAGTCTATCTAATTACTTTATGAATCCTAGAGAAACAGACGACTTTCAAACAATGCAAAAGGAAAGATTTATGTATGGTGCAAAATCGTCTGATACAATGTTAGATAAAATTAAGGCTCTTTTTAATAAATTTTTAAAAATGGGTCTTTCACGAGATGCAGCTAAAAAAGAAATAGAAGCTTTAGTATTACAAAAAGCTTTAGAAGAAGACGATATACAAGGTTTGACACCATTTTTTAATCTTCCATCTTCAGAACTTGATGAGTTGGGAGAAACATTAATAGAAAAAAATCGTGAAGTAGCTAAACAAAAAGAGTTAGATAGTATATATGACATGGGTAGAGGTGGTGCAGCTTTAGGTGGTAGAATTAAAAAAGCCTTAGGAGATTCTGCAAGCATGAACGCTATGCAAGCGGCGGGCATCGAGGGGCTACCTATTAGAGAAAACAAAGCAGGTATAAAAGAATTAGATCTACGAGATAGAGGTGGATTTATACCACCAGTTGGTATAAAAGAAAAAGCAGATGATATCCCAGCGATGTTATCAAACAATGAATTTGTATTTACAGCTAAGGCTGTAAAAAACGCTGGCGATGGAGACGTTGAAGTAGGCGCTCAAAAAATGTACGATCAAATGAAAATGTTAGAGGAAGGCGGCAGATTAGCATAATGGCAGAAGTAGTAAGAACAGCCCCAGCAGAATTTATAGAAGCGGCAGCGAAAACATACCTTGATGATTTAACAAAAGGTATTGGCACACTTAAAACAACAGATTTATCTACTATTATGGGTCCACAGTTTGTTGCTGGACCTAGTGCATTAACTACACAAGCAGAGGGATTAGCATCTGGACTTGGTGGCTTTCAGCCTTTTTTAACAGAAGCCGCTGCA